CGTTCTCGAGCGCGAGACGGTCCTGCCGAACCTCGTCTGGCGTGACGCGGCCGGCGACTTCCAGGGCGCCTACGCCGACACGATCAGTGTCCGTCTGCCGGCCTTCACGACCGCGCGGACCAGGACGCTGCGTGCCACCGACAAGATCACGATCGACGAGCTGACCGAGACGAAAGTCGACGTGACGCTCGACACGGACGTCTACAAGGGCGTCAAGGTCACCGACGAGAACATGACCCTCGACATCTCCGACTTCGGCGTGCAGGTGCTCGGCCCGATCCTGCGTGCCGTCAAGACCGGCATCGAGGACGAGCTCGTCGACACGATCTCGGGCGCGAGCTACGCCCTCACGGAGACCTTCTCCGAGGCCGACGCGCTGGGCAGCGTGCTGAAGGCCCGCACGGCGCTGAACAAGTGCTTCGTGCCGATGGCCGACCGCGTCCTGGCCGTGGGCGCCGACATCGAGGAGCTCATCCTCAAGGACCTCGCCACCCGCGAGAGCGGCGCCGCGTCGTCCGAGAGCGCCCTGCAGGACGCGATGGTCGCGCGCTACGGCGGCTTCCGCATCGTTTCCGTCCCGTCATTCGCGCCCGACGAGGCGTACGCCTTCCACAAGACGGCGTTCGTGCTCTCGAGCCGTGCCCCCGTCGTGCCGGATGGCGCGAGTTGGGGCGCGACGCAGGCGTTCAACGGCTTCGCCATCCGGGTGATCAAGGACTACGACCCGGACTACCTGCGCGATCGCGTCATCGCCAACTGCTACATCGGCTGCGACGTGGTCAACGATGACGGCGCGCTGAACTCGGACGACCAGTTCGTCCCCGAGGATGGTTCGGGCTCCGGCTCGCCCATGCTCGCCCGTGCCGTCAAGCTGACGCTCGGCTCCTGACTGGGGCCCGTCCAGCCGTTAAGCAGTGCTATCAGGACACTTGGCAGGACGGGGCTAGGGTCGCTGCCGGCGAGCGCGACTGCGAGGGCCGATACAGGCTCATCGCGGCCACGCTGCCGGCGGCGGCCCAGTTCACCGTGCTCGACGTCGGGGCGTACACCGGCTACTTCGCGACCCGGATCGTCGAGGACTTCGAGGCAACGGCGACGGCCGTCGACGACTACGACGGCCTCGCCGGCGCGGCGTCCCCCGCGGTCAAGGTCATCGGCCGGCGTCTGAACCCGGCCGAGCTGGACGCCATGCCGCGGCACGACGTCGTGCTCGCCCTCTCAGTGCTGCACCACTTCAAGGACTGGCAGGCGGCGCTGCGCGCGCTGCGCGCCTGCCGCTCGCACCTCCTCATCGAGGTGTGCCATCCGAACGAGGCGTGGATGCGCCGCGCCGCCTCGCGGCACGAGGTCGCAGCTCAGCACCGTGCAGTCTCATCGCTGCCCGGCGTCGAACTGCTCGGGACCTCGCCGCGCACAGGGCGCGACGGCGTCACCTACGAGCGCCCCCTGTATCGCGTGCCGGGCACCGTGCGCACGCTGACCGGCGTGGCCTTCACCGGCTCGGGGTGGTGCTCGCGGAACATGCCGCGCTACGACACGGGCCTGGGCGCGAAGCTCGGCTACGAGCCCTTCCCCGGTTCGCTCAACGTGCGCCTCGCGGAGCCGCACGCGCTCGGCAAGCCCTGGCTCGACTGGCGGCCCGCCAAGCGCCACGACCGCCAGCTCTGGCGCGCCTGGCTGGGCGACCTCGCCTGCCACGCGCACGTACCCGGGACGCGCAATCACGGCCCCGACACGCTCGAGCTCGTCGCGCCCGTGAAGCTTCGCGACCGCCTCGGCATCGCCGACGGCGACTGCGTCACCTTCGACGTCGAGGTTGGAACGTGATCCCGCGAGTTCTGCATCGCATCTGGCGCGGCGGCCCCATGCCGCCCGAGTTCCGCGCCTACGGGCGCGCCTGGAGGAAGCTCAACCCGGAGTGGAAGCTCAGGGAGTGGGGCGACTCCTCGAAGCTGCCCGAGATGCCGGCCGTCTTCGCCCGCGCGCGCGAGGCCGCGCCGCACGACCATCTGCGCTTCGAGGCCGACGTCGCGCGGCTGCAGATCCTCTACGAGCTGGGCGGCGTCTACGTCGACTGCGACGTCGAGCCGCTGAAGTCGCTCGACGAGCTGCTCGAGGGCGTCGCGTGCTTCGCCACCTACTCGCCGAACCGCGGCCCGAACGGTCTGCGCCTGCTCACGAACTGCGTGCTCGGAGCCGAGCCCGGTCACCCCTTCATCGCCGCCTGCATCGAGGGGCTCGAGAACTCCGTGCGCGAGTTCCACGGCAAGCACGTCGCGAAGATGGTCGGCCCCTGGCACGTCTCGCGCACCTACGACCGACGCCCCGAGGGCGTGACCGTCTTCGACGAGCACGTCTTCTCGCCGCAGTCGAACAAGGAGCGCGACCGCGGGCTGGTGCCCGACCTCTCGCGCTCCTGGGGCTGGCACCACTGGGCAAACACAAGGAAGCGGCGCCAATGAACTTCGACGTCGTTGGCTACTGGGAGGCGCGCTACGTTCACGGCAAGCGCGGGTCTGGGATCGGCTCGCGTGGCGATGCGGCGAAGCGTAAGGCCGCCTTCGTCAACAGCCTGATCACCGAGCGCAACGTCGGCAGTGTCATCGACTGGGGCTGCGGAGACGGTGTCGTCGCCAGACTGATCGAGGCGCCCCGGTACGTCGGGCTCGACGTGTCGCCCTCTGCGATCGCGCTTTGTCGCGTGCGCGCCGATGCGCCCGGCAGGACGTGGCTGACCTATGACGGCGTGACGGCGCCGGAACTGCCTCCCGCGGAACTGGCCCTGTCCCTGGACGTCATCTTCCACCTGATCGACGATGTCCTCTACCGGCGGCACCTGGAGCTGCTCTTCGGCTCGGCGCCGCTGGTCTGCGTCCACTCGTCGAACCGCGACGAGGACGCCGAGGTCCTGCACATGCGCAGTCGCGAGTTCCTGCCCGACGTCCCGCAGGGCTGGCGCTGCATCCATGAGGGCCCGAGCGACGCTATCGGCTTCTGGGTCTTCGAGCGCGAGGAGACGCCGTGATCAGGGCCTGCCTCGCGTCCATCCCCGGCCGCTCCGAGTCGCTGCGCCAGACGGTCGACAGCCTGCTCGTCCAGGTCGACCGCGTCGCCGTCTACCTCAACGGCTACGAGGACGTCCCGGCGTTCCTCGCGGACGCGCGCATCGACGTGGCCCGCTCGCAGGATCACGGCGACCGCGGCGACGCCGGCAAGATGTTCTGGACCGACGCCGGCGACTTCGACTACTACGTCTCCTGCGACGACGACCTGGTCTATCCGCCCGACTTCGCGGAGCGCATGGTGGCCGCCGTCGATCGCTACCACCGCAGTGCGCTCGTCGGCTGCCACGGCGTGCTGCTGCAGGCGGGCCCCAAGGACTACTACCGCTCGCGCGCCAAGCTCTACCACAACGGCGGCGAGGTCGTCGGCGCGCATTCGGTCCACGTCGTCGCCACGTCGTCGCTCTGCTGGCACCGTTCCATCCCCGTCAGGCCGCAGCTCTTCAAGCACCCGAACATGGCCGACATGTGGATCTCGGCATGGGCGAACGAGCGCGGGATCCCGCGCATCGTCATCCCCCACGAGGCGGGCTGGCTGCAGTTCGCCGAGCACGGCGGCGGCACCATCTATGACGCCTCGCGCAGCCGCGACGGCGGGGCGATGGACACCAGCGAGCTGCAGGGCAAGATCGCGCGGGAGACGGCGTGGGTGGCGTCTCCCCCGCCGGAGAGCCCGCGGCAGCGCGCCGTCCTCTCCATCATCACCCACGACCGCGAGGAGGCGCTGCTGCGGCTTCTGGGAGACGTCGAGCGCGAGCGCAGAGCCTTCAACGGCGACGTGGAGGTGCGCGTCTATCACGACGCCTCCCCGGGGTACGAAGCCGTGCGCAAGCTGTGCGCGGAGCGCGGCTATTCCTACTGGCGCACGCCCGAACACTACGGCCGGGAACAGCACTGGCGACTCGTCACGCGCGAGCTCTCCGATCTGCGCGAGCGGCCCGCCGACTGGTACGTCTTCCTGCCCGACGACGTGCGGCTCTGCGGCGACTTCTTCGCCCGCGCCATCGCGGTGTGGGAGACCCTGGAGGATCCCGTCGCGCTGAACATCGTCTTTCACTCCGGCGGCGCCGTGCGCTGGACGCATGTGAAACCGCGCAAGGTCGGCGACGGCGTGGATGTCGGCTGGATCGACGGCATGTACATCTGCCGCCGCGAGCTGCTGGAGCTGGTCGACTATCGCGTCCCCATTCCATCGGAGGAGTGGATGCAGGAGTGGGTCAAGCACCCGCGCAGCAGCGGCGTCGGCAAGGTCATGTCAGAGACCCTCGTCGCCAAGGGCGCCAAGCTCTACCGGCCGAAGCGCAGCCTCGCCATCCACCAAGGCGTCCCCTCCACCATGCACGGCAAACAGCGCGAGCGCCAGCCCCTGACGCACCTCTACCCGGTGAGCCCCTTTGTGCCGGGAGAAGACCGCGATGCGGAGCCGATCCGTCTCTCCGTCGCCATGATGGCGCACCCGAAACGGGCGGCCCAGGTGAAGTGGATCCTCGGCCGTCTCGATCGTGAGTGCACCGTGGTCTGGGACGAGAAGGGCGATCGCTGGGACACGGGCCGCCGGGCGATGCTCGCCTACGACCCCAAGGCCACCCACCATGCCGTGATTCAGGACGACGTCATCGTCTGCCGCGATCTCTGCGCGGGGCTGGAGCGGGCATTGGTGAGGGTGCCCACCGGATCGCCGCTCTGCGGATATGTCGGCAAGGTCAGGCCCAGCGCGGAGACGGTGCGCGCGTGTGTCGAGAAGGCACAGGCCGAGCAGGCATCGTGGATCACGATGCACACCCTCAACTGGGGGCCGCTCGTGGTCGTGCCGACCGCCTGCATCCCCGAGATGGTCGCCTACTGCGACACGCTGCGCAGAGTCCCGAACTACGACCGCAGGCTGTCGCGCTACTTCGAACTGCAGCGCGGTATCCGCACCTGGTACCCGTGGCCCAGCCTGGTCGACCACGCCGACGGCCCCTCCGTTGTCCGTGGTCGCATGGGCACCGACAGGGCGCGGGGGAACGGCGCCCGCACCGCCTGGAACTTCATCGGCGAGGAGGCATCGGCGCTGGAGCTCGATTGGGGAGGCCCCGTCATCGATGCCGACCCGGCGCTCGGTCATCCAGGGCGGACGAACCGCGCGCCCGTCCACACCGACCGGAGGCACGCCACCCCGGCGCATGCGGGCTCAGAACCCGTCGTCTACCGCAACCGTGTGACCGACGAGACGCTGATCCTCAAGCCCTGGAGCCCGCGCGTGCGGCGACTGCGCGGCCTGCCGTCCTGGGAGCTCGTCAGACAAGGAGAAACGGCATGAGCTTCGTGACCTTCACCGAGTTCCAGGTGCGCTACGAGAACACCGTCCCGGCGGCAGACGAGGAGCGCGTCGCCGCCTACCTCGAGGACGCCTGCGCGCTCGTCAGTGACGTCGTCGGCGCCACTGTGACGGCGGCCTGGGACGAGTCGGGATCGGGCGGCGAGGCGCCGGGAGCTATCGTCGCCGTGGTCTACGCCGCCGTGCGGCGCGCCTACGAGAACCCGGGCGGCCTGCAGGGCGAGACGATCGGCGACTACTCCTGGCGCGGCGCCGGCTCGCAGTCCGTCGGCGTCTACTTCACCCCGGCCGAGGTGCGCCAGATTCGCCGCGCCGCCGGCCTGTCGGCGGTCGGCACGATCGAGCTTCAAGGCATGCTGCCCAACACGATCGCCGAGTCCGACCAGTACGTCGCCGACGCCGGATCGTCCAACTCCATCCTCTACTACGACCGCGAGGACCTGCTGACGTGAGCACCGTACCCCGCAGACTGCTGCGCGAGTCAGTCGCCGTGCAGACCGCCGGCGGCGAGGGTGCCTACGGCCCCGTGCTGGCGGCCGCCGTCACGGTCGCTTGCAAGGCGTCGTGGATCCGTCAGCTCGTGCGCGACGCGAACGGCGAGGAGGTCGTCTCCGAGCTCACGCTGCACGTCCATCCCGACGACCAGGCGACGTTCACGCCGGGCTCCGTCATCACGTACGAGACGTACCAGAGCACCGTGCTCGCCGTCGCGCCAGAGCGGCGCCCGGGTGAGACCGTTGTCGTGAGGGTGACGTGCCGATGAGCGACGTCGTGCGCTGGTACGGAGAGAAGGTCAAGGCGGCAGCCAGCAGGGGCGCTGTGCGCGGCCTCGAGTCCTGGGCTGGCGAGGTGCTCGAGGGCTCGCAGCGCCGCGTCCCGGTCGCGCCGATCCGCGGCGGATTCCTTCACGACTCGGCCAAGGCCCAGGTAGACGAGAACGCCCTGCGCGCCGCCGTCTCCTACGACTCGCCGCCACTGCCGCCCGACGGCCGCAGGGTCGGTGCCAGCCTGTCCGTCTACGTCCACGAGAACATGCGCGCGCGCCACGCCTCTGGCAAGAGCGCCAAGTTCCTCGAGCTCGCGCTCAACGAGACGCGGCGCTCTGGTCCGGCGCGCGTGCGCCGCGAGATCGCGAGGGAGATCGGATGAGTGGCTTCAAGACCGACCTGCTGACCGGGCTCGCGGCCTGGCTCGCGCTGCCGGCGAACGGCCTCCAGGCCACCTACAAGACGACCGGCGCCTACACGGCGCTGCAGACGGGCATCGTGCTCGGCGAGCTGCGGCCCGCGCCCGACCGCCAGATCGCCCTCACCGCCTACGCGGTGACGGACGACCCGTCGCTGTCGGACTCGGTGCTCGGCGTGCAGGTCATCTCGCGCTGGGGCGGCCGTGACCCGCGGCCCTCAGACGACCTCGACGACGCCATCTTCGGCCTGCTCCACGGCAGGCAGCGGCTCGTGCTGTCCACCGGAGTGACCATCGTGCAGATCATGCGCGTGTCAGGGGCCCCGCTCGGTTGGGACGAGAACCAGCGGCGCTCTGTGTCCAGCAACTACTACGTCACGGCTCATCGGCCGTCAACCAACCGCACCTAGAGGAGGCGCGCATCATGGCAGCCACAACCAAGACCCCGCTCGGAGCTTCCACGCTCGTCCGGAAGTGGTATCTCGACGTCAACGCCGGCACGCACGCCGCTCCGACCTGGACCGCGGTCAACGGCATGACGGACTTCAAGCCGGTCGTCGAGCACACCCTGCAGGACGACGCCGACTTCGACAGCGAGGGCTACAAGTCGAGCACCGCCACCGCGGTCGCCTGGTCGCTCGAGACCAAGCTCGCGCGCAAGGTGACGGTCGCCGACCCGCAGGCGTACGACGCCGGCCAGGAGATCCTGCGCGAGGCGTCGGACGAGCTCGGCCCCTCGAACACCGTCGAGGTCCGCTGGTACGAGATGGAGGAAGACGGCCCGCGCGAGGAAGCCTACCAGGGCTACGCGGCCGTTTCGTGGT